TGCTAAATAAATTAGTTTGACCAAAATCAATGACAAGCTTGATTGAACCAAAGAAATATACCAAGACACTGGAGCGTTTACGCTCCTTTTTTTTGGCCAAAGGTTTCTATGAAGTCCATACTCAAAATCGTTTAAGTATACTTGCTGCCTGTGAAGATCCAGAAACAGTAGCAACCTATAATTATAGTGGCGATGTGTGGCCTCTACCACAGACAGGACAGATGTGGTTGGAGTATGAATTACTCAAGAACCCAGAAGCACCAGGATTCTTCTGTTTATCTACATCTTATAGAGCAGAACCTAATCCAGTACCAGGTAGACACGAAACTATCTTCCCTATGTTTGAGTTTGAAATGCATGGTGGTGTAGAAGAACTTGAAAAAATGGAGATTGAATTGTGCGAATATCTAGGTATACCTTTGGATGAAGAGAATATCAATACCTATGATGATTGGACTAATCAGTACAATACCAAAGAACTAGAACATGAACATGAAGAGAAAATTGGTAGAGGTATGATTACTAAGTTCCCTGAGTGGACATCACCATTCTGGAATATGGCAAGATATGATGACGGTGTAACCAGTAAGAAGATTGATGTAATCTTAAATGGTATGGAGACTATTGGTAGTGCAGAACGCAGCACCGATAAGAAACAGATGCGTGACACATTCCATACGATCTCTAATGGTGAATATGCTGAACTACTCTACAAATTATTTGGAAAGGAAAGAGTAGAAAAAGAACTAGAAGAGTTCTTAGAATTTGACTTCTTCCCTAGAAGTGGTGGAGGAATAGGAGTCACTCGCATCATGCAAGCAATCCCTGACTAGGGATTACTTTGTGAGGTGACGAAATTGGTAAACGTGGCAGGCTGTTTCCCTGCTGTTCTGCTCTGGTGGGACTTGAAGGTTCGACTCCTTCCCTCACAGTTTTAAAAAATTATTTATTACATTCCTGCTTGGAATCTATTCCATTCGATAGCATTCTTAATCTGGTATGTCCTGTTAGATACGTTTCTAATAATTTCTTCTAAGAATTTTAGAGTCGCATCATAATATCTTATCTTAAGATCAATCTTAGTTAATCTATCATCAGCATCTAAATGCCTTTGTATTGCGTCCTTTTCCCTAACCTTATACGGAAATGGTTCTTCGACGTATGCCTCTGCTGGTGCTTTTCCTGTATAGAAATTATATCGTTCTAATTTAATTTTACTATATTGATCTCTTGCTTTTTCACGCAACAAAGTAACAGTATTATAAACTGTATAATACTTTGAATGTAATTGTGGAATTTTTAAAGATTCATCATGTAGATTATCAGGATCGATGAAAGAATCTTTCTCCCACATCTCCTGAATTTTGTCAAGATTCATACTATAGTCTGGTTCTACCGTCTGCTGCTACTATATTATACACCAAATATTTAAAAGTTACTTGTGCTGTAAAGTATTGGATATCCGTAATTGATGTATCAAACTCCAAAGAAGTTAATGCTGTTGGGAATAAATCTTTAAATTTTACAATAGCATTTGTTCTAAAATTACTATTTTGTATTGATAAACTACCATCACTATACTGTTGATTCATATCAATAGTAGTATCTGGTTTAGTGACTTCATCCTTAAAATCTTTAGTAGATTCTGGAAATCCAAGACCAGTCATCCAATTATGAATTGCCATATAATTCTTTAAATCTTCATCAACTAAGAATCTAATTATTAAATCATCATACTCAAGTTTTTCACCAGGAACATCAATATCCTTTAGGTATGATGGTTGAGTATTAGTAGAGAAAAGAATCTCAGGAATACTAGCACTACTACAAAAAAACGAAACCTTTGGTACTTTTGTAATATTGAATAGAAAAGCTGCAGGAGATAGAAAATTCCTGTTAGTTATTTGATTAGCGAATGCTGTTGCCATTACTCTTCATCTTTTACTAAAATTCCACCACGATCTACATGATGCCCTTTAGGAATTGGTTTACAACACTTATCTGTGTTGCAATAATATTCATCTTTAGGGCATCTTTTAGTTGCTGCTTCTTCAATAAATCTCTCAAATTCTTTAGTCATTCAAAATCAATTCATACCATTGCTCACTCATACCCATAATAATGTTACCTGCCATTTCAGGATTCTCAGCATATCCTTCTTTAATCAGATAATCTGTAATCTTCTGCTGTCTTTCAACTGCTTCTTGATATTGTCTAGGAGTAGGTTTCATGTTCTTACAGTAGTCGTATATTTATTTAGTTACTCCTTTACCCAACTAGCAAAGTTAAATCCACCATTAGTTCCATCTGTATTTACCAATACTGCTTCAACCTTTGCCTTAGATGTCCATTTTTGTCTTTTTGAATAATCATCACTCCAATTTACACCACCAACATAGTAAACGTCATTGTTAGTTAAAGATGCTTTCTTTTTAATATGATAGTATGCCATTAGTTAACACAGGTCTCCTTGAATGTATTTAGACAAAAAAAAGCACCCCCGAAGGAGTGCTTTGTTGAAATATAAGCGTCTTGCTTACATGAGGTTGTTAACAGTAACACGTCTGTAGTAACGGTTTGAGTTAACCTTGATAGCACCAGCACCAACGCTAGATGCATCACCTTCAGCGAATGGGTTAGCAACAACACCATAACGAGTCTTAAACCCGATTTTTGGTTGGAATGTGTCCTGACCAACTGCACGAACCATCTGTAGAGGAACGTATGGGCAATAGAACAGTCCAGCATCATATGGTGAAGTACCTTTGTATCCAGCAACGTAATACTGATTGTCGTTAACGTTAGAAGAATAAGGGTCGATGTATACACGGAATTTACCGCCTAGTACACCAGCGAAGGTGTTACCAGTATCATCAACATTAAGGTTTGCATTAAGAGCAGGTGTGTAATCAAGTACACCAGCCATTGTTAGTGCGGAAGCAACGTCTGCAGAGCACATAACAATGTTGCCCTTTCCACGACGAGTTCTTTGAGCGATAGCGTTAGCATCTCTCTCTATCTGGAAGATAAGTCCCTTGAACTTCTCAACTGACCATCTACCATTGGAGTCAACGTCTAAGTCGAACTTACCAGCAGTAGCAGTGTTGTTTTGTGCACCAGACTCAGCAACCTTGTAGATTGTACGGATGATTTCACGGTTGATTTCAGCAAGAATCTCTGTAGAGAGAATGTTTGCTAATTCCGCTTCAGCATTTAATCCGTGGATTGCTTTCAAGTCTTGAGCGAGTTCAAGTGAGTACTCAGCTTTTAACGCACGAGATTTCGCAGTAACTGTTACTTTCTCGATGCTGAATGCCATCTCGTTGAAGGCATTATTTGTAGCATCTCCAAGAGCTTCAGCGTTATCTGTACGCATACCTTGTCCAACCTTATACGCATACTGCGTAGAGTTTGTTGAAGGGTTTAGTGCAGAAGGATCTGAAGATTGTGTACCACCAGTAGTACCCAAACCAACCGTAGTTGTATCGGCACCATGTCCAGCAGTAAGGTTTCCAGAATTGTTCTGAGATGCGAATGCTGTATCTGCTTCGTTGAATAGAGCTTCTGCTCCGTCCTGAGTATTGTAGCGAGAACGCATTGCGAAGATTAGTCCAGTAGGACCATTCATTGGTTGAACACCAGCCAAGTCATATGCGACTAGGTTTGGCATTGAACGTCTAATAAGACTTATTAGAACAGGGTCGAAACCAGCAACGGTTTGTCCACCTGAGCTTGTATAACCACCATTTCCGACTGAGTTGGTGGGTGCAGCTTCATGAAGGAATTCTTTCTCTTCACGTAGTGCTTGTTCTTGGTTCTCCAGAAGAACGGCTGTTACCATTCTACGGTGTGGATCTTTGATTGAATCTAGTCCTTCGTAGTCTAGTAATGGTGCCCATTTCTCCTGCAGAGCTTCCTGATTAATAGGGGCTTGCATTTTTCTTTAAAAAGATTTAATGAGTTTGTTTACTTTATAATTAAAAAATCACTTTTTAGCAATTCTGCCAAGACTTGCCATATATGCTTCCATAGATTTAGATACATCTTGTGGGGCTACAGGTGCAACTCCTTCAGATATTGTCTCGGTTTTTGCTTTTTGAGCGTTAGCGTTGCTTGGGAAATAAGACTCCCTAAGTGTTTCTAACTTCTCACGATAGTCTGTCTCACTTTCAAACTCAATCTTTTCAGCAAGTGATTGTAGCTTCTCCCTTTGGGAAAGTGCTAAACCCTCTGTAACTTCTGCAAAGATTACATCAGCAGTTGACTCAGCGAGTCTCTTATTAAGAGAAACGTTCTTGTCAATTTGCTCATTGAGTTTATTTTCCATTTCATCAAGTTTTTCTACCATGCTATTGAGGACATCATATTTCTCATCAGGGATGGTTACATAATGTTCTTCAAATAGTGACTTCATACCTTCTAGGAAGGATTCAGTCATTTCTGTTTTGAGTCCATTCTCGATTACTAAGTGGTTCTCTTCGAGCCACTCTTGAGCAACATATTCGAGATAGGAGTCAAGTCTTTCGGTTAGAGCTACCTTAATCTCATCAACCTCTTCTACGAGTTTAGATTCATAAGACTTAGTAAGCTCTTCTTCGATAACTGCAACCTTGCTTCTGATTGCACCTTCAAAGATTGTCCGTGCTTTGTTTTGGAACTCTTCTGAAAGTTCTTCACCAGCAATAAGTGCATTGAGATCTTCCTCAACGTCAATCTTATCTTCGGCAACAACTTCTCCTTCAGAAGTTTCTTCCTCGGCAACAACTTCCTCTTCGGTAGTCTCTTCTTCAGCGACTACTTCTTCAGTAGATGTTTCCTCTTCTGCAACTACTTCAGTTCCTTCTTCTGTAGTTACTTCATCCTCGGCAACGACTTCTTGGTCGTCTTTAATTTCAACTTCATCACCAGATTTAAGACCTGCTGGCATAGGATCTGCCTTACCTGCATTCTTATTAACTACGTTTCTCACCTGAGCGAGAGTCTTACCAGGAGTTGATAACTTATTAGAGTCATCATCTGGTTTTGAATTTTCTGGTGTAGGACCGCCTAAGTCTTCCCAACCTACAGAATTACCTTCTCCAGGATTAGAGAGTTTCTGCATTGGGTCGCCCTTAGCAGCTCCTTTTGTTACTGCGTTTTCCATTTCTTGTAAATCGTTACCAACGGACATTTTTTTTAGATATTTTTAAATTAATCTGTATTTATTTATAGAGTTTACAGATTTGAAAGAAAATCGTTGAATAAATTCAACTTATGTTCTTCCAGTCTTCTCTGATCAACTAGTGTGTTGATTGTTCTTTTTGCTTTCTCAGCAAGTTGTTCACGAAGATTTCCACCTTCCCAAACCCACTCTTTCCCTTCCATGATGCCATTAACAAAAGCATCTGGAGCAGAAGGATCAGCGACAATATCAGCAGCAGTTGCTAACTGAAAATCTTCACCTACAACTTTACAACCAGTTCTATCTTCTCTAAGTGAACCAACACCACGAGATGATACACCGAGTGTAACTCCCTCATCAATTAATGATGAAGCAATTTTACCCATAGGTGTTGAAAGTAATTGTGCCTTACCTTTAAAATTATTACCTTCTCTAACTAGAGATGTAATTTTATGTGATACTCTATCCAGATTTACGGTTGGACCTTCTGGATGTCCCAATTCACCAAGAGCACGTCCCTTTTGTACAAAAGATTCGTTATATCTGTCAACTTCTCTTGAAAGAGTATCGACTGGATACATTCTACCATTACGATTTTTGATGTCTCCTTGGAGGAAAACACCTTCGATATAAAGTTTCTTTTTAGCACCTTTTCCTTCGGTGATAAATTTAACCTTTGATACTTCTTCTGTGATTAGTTTCATTGTTCTTAGTTACTATAGCCTATAGCAGTTCCTTTAACATTTGCATTTGCAGCAAATACACCCTGAAGTGGTTCTTTTTCAAGTTCAACTACAGTGTGAGGTGGTATTGTAAATGTACCAACTACGGATCCACCTACTGTTGCAACTAGTGACACCAAATAAGTACTACTACCATTAACATTTACTAATCGAACAAGTCGTGCACTACTAAAAGCATTCGCACCAGCAGTGTCAGTACCTAGTGCTGCTTCAGTTCCTTTTAATAAAAGTCTAGCCATCTTCTTGTGATTCCTCTTCGGGTTCTACAGTTGTTTCGTCTTCAATTTCAGGCTCATCAAACATATTAGAACTTATTGAAGGTTTCAATGAGTCTATTTTTTCTGATGATTTGGCATATAATGCATCTTTAATTGCATCACTAATTGCATTTGATGATTCATCAGACGCAATCAAATCTAATATATTGGTCATAATATGTGATCATAGTTATATAATTTATTTATATCTCCGCTTTTTTGGTGTCTTTTTGCAACTGAACATTCACTTTTGCAGCATCAGCCGCTAAATCTGGCTCTTGGGGAATTTCACCCATACTCATAGGATCTCCACCACCCATCATTTCTGGTGGTAATGGTTCCCCAGTAATAGGATCTACTGTTGATGGATCAGGAAGAATACCATCTTGTATTTCCTGTTCAATTTGTTCATCAATCTCTACGATTTCACCATCAGTCTGACGTAAGACTCTTCTTCTCACATAATCCTGAGAATAATATTTACCAACATATGGTTCAATAGTAGCAAGAATATTCAATCTTCCTTCCATTAATTCAGATTCTTTAAGTTCAGCAAACTGGTTATCGTATAAGAAATCATACTGAATATGATCTTCCATGATTTCCCAATCTTCTGGAGTAACAATATTCTTCAGAATCAATTGAGTTCTGAGCATATCATTAAACATTGCTGCAAAACGCTTTCTTAAACGTCCTACAAACTTAGCAAATTTAAGTTCATCTCTTAGTATTTCTGATGAACGTCCCAAATTAAAACCACCATCATTAGCAATTCTTGATTCAGGAACACCCAATGCTCTATAAAGTTTCTTCTGGAAGTACTCAATATCAGCAAGTTCTCCAAGGTTTTGTCCACCTGGAAGTGTTGT